CTACTTTTTCTGCAAAACCAGTAATCTCAGGTTTTGTTGGTGTAAGACTATGAGATTCTCCACTTCCAAATCCATCAAAGAATAATTGATATGCCGTTGAACCAATACCAGTAACAGAACCAGTTGAACCAATACCTAATGGATTTGTAGATATACCAAGTAAGTCTCTACCAAGATTAATCGCAAATACTGGAGAGTTATTAGTTAATCTAAAGTTTGGTACGTTATTGATTCCGTTAGAAACTAAAAGAGGAGTTCCATCATCACTTGAATATATGAGTTTTTCACCAGTTACAAATCCATGATCTTGTAAAAATATACTCTGAGTTGGAATAAATCTCTCTGTAGAACCACCACCTATGACTCGATATGAGTAACTGATTGTCGATCCAATTCCAACGCCAGATGCTGTTCCTATCGCAACACTCTCTGTAGGATTGAAGAAATAAGGAATATTAACTCTAGTTTGAATATCAGTATTAATACCTAAATTGAATGTAATATTACGATTTAAGGATGTAATTAAAGATGTACTTGTATGTGCAATACCAGTCAAAGATGGAGGATATCCGATTCTGCCATCAAATTGTCTCTTGACTCTAACCTTGTCATTAACATCATCTACATTGAGAACTAAAAATCTCTCTGTATTAATACCTAAAACATCATTTGGTGCAATTGCATTTCTAGATAAATCACCAGTTACAGATAGATCTGTAATCATGCCAGTCGAACCAGTTGTTCCAATGCCTGCATTTAAGATTAGGAATGATGTGTTGAATCCAATTTGATGTCTACCATCTAATCTTCTTAAAGAATCTGTAGAAAGTCCAGATATGGTCACAACATCACCAACAACCAAATCATGAGGTTGAGATGAAAGTCCAGTTACTTGTCCATTCTGATTATTATAAGTAAATACTATATTTTCAATCTTAACTACAGTTGAAGCAATTGATACGATTTCTTTTCCTTCAACAACTGATACTTCACCAGAAAAGCCATTTCCTTTTCCTAAATTTTGAATTCTAAGATCATCTTTGACTTGATATCCAGTTCCAGCACTTAACAATTCGTATTGATCAATTCTACCAGCAGATGCATAGTTAACTTCAATTTCTTGATCAACCTTTTTACGACTATCATGTATGCCTTCATAATCTGCACCAGAACCTTCAAGTTTATATGGGTTTGTATTTCTTCTTAAATTTAAAGTGTTTAAGTCTAAATCTTGATTATTTGTTTCTACAAAATTAAACTCATCAGGTTGTGCAGCATAATTTGCACCAATTAGATATGGAAATACTGGCGAACGGAAGTTTTTAAATGTTCCACTCGTTTCATTTTCATTTGGATTAATTGTTGCAAAATAAGCAAAAGTTCCATTCGGATAATCTGGAGTAATACAATATCTTCCATTATTTTCATCTAAATCACCATTTCCAAGATATTCATAATCTTCAACAAAAAATCCAAGTGGGAATGTTGATATTGGAGGCCCATTCTCTCTTGTAGTTTTAAGAGAATAACCAGACCTCATGAGTTTTACAATACCACCATCTTTACGTTCATATCCATAAGGGCCATAAATTGGATTACCATCATAGGCCCATCCTATGATAGGTGAATGATTTAAAGATACCTGTTCTGCGTTGTTTAAAAGATTTAAGTCATTTGATGTGTAATCAATAGTTCCATCACTATTTTTTGACTTTAATATTTTTCTAAGACCTCTTGGTGCATAATATGTTGTAAATTTAATTCCCTCATCATTATCACCTCTTGTTAAGAAACCATCATCTCCGTAGAATATATCTTCATATCTTTTGACATTATTAACTGCCCAAGATCTAATCTTTGGTAAAAATACAGCACCAGTGCCAGGAATTACCTCTTGAACACCAACACTTGCAGTTGAATATCCAACACCACCATTATCAACGGTAACAGAATCAACTCTTCCATTACTAATTGATGATATAATTTTTGCACCAACACCATCACCTAAGATAGTTAAATCAGGAGCAGATGTGTATTCTTCACCAGAACGAGTTATAATTACAGATTGTATTCTTCCATTAGTGACGATTGCCTTATATTCAGATGATGAGCCAGAGGAAACACGGACTTGTGGTGGAATACTGAAGTTAAACGTTGTGGCATTTCCATATCCAAGACCAGCGTTCTCAACGTTGATAGATGTAATTGTACCTCTTACAATTGGATTTACTCTCGCATGATAATTCTCAGGTTCTGCTGTGTTGATTCCAATAGATCCTTTAACACGAACAGTGATAGGTGGGTAATTAAATACATGTTCTCCAGAACCAACTGATGTTAATCCAACAAACTGTTTTGACTGATAGTTTGCATCAGATAGTGTAGATCCAATTCCAGCAGCTGCAAGTCTAAAACGGCTATCACTAACTTTCAAGACATAGTAATCTTGATCTGTATCTAAACCACCAATCTTAACTTCATTATTTGAATAACGAATAAGTTCTCCATCTTCAAATCCATGATTAGTATATTCAATAAAATCAGAATATGTATTAATACCAGCAGTAGGAATCAATCGCCTTTTATTTTCATATCCTTCGCCAGGATTATCGATAATAATTTGACCTAAAACAAATTTCTTCCTTAAACTTTGAAATCTTTGTGAACCATCAGCAAAACCAGTTAAGTTAATTAAGTTTGACTTTGTTATTGCGTCATTTTGATTATTTGCAAGTTTAATCGTTGTTTGATTAACTCTTGATACAAAATAGATAGATTCATCAATAAGTCTCTGATCTGGGTTGTTTTGAATTAAAGTTGTTGTAATACCAGCACTTGCAATACCAATCGCACCAGTATTAAATGTTTTATAGATTACAGCCTCTCCATCACGAAACTTATGAAAGGTTCCGAAACCAATTGTGTCATCTGCGATATTGATTGCATTACCTGTAGATGATGCATCAAAATCCATGAAATGATCAACTTGTTTTAATCTTGATCTTGCGATTGCATTTCTACCGTTACCACCGCTAATTTCTACGATTGGTGGTGCAACATAATCAAAGCCTGGATCTATGACATCAATTCTTTCAAATGAACCTTTAACGTTTGCAGTAGCACTGACACCAGCACCAGTTAAACTTTCAACACTAACTTTTGGTGGGGTAATGACATCAAACTGAGAACCACCCTCTAAAACATCAATTGACTCTACACCACCAAAAAATATAACATCACCTGACTTATAGTTTAGTATCTCTGTACCATTTACAAGCATGCCAGTGGCGCCTGGCGCTGTCTCACGCCTCGCCCCGTCAAACAGTGGATTTAATGGAAATCTCTTTAATAATTTCTGATGATCAAGTTTTTTATTCGCTAAATCAGGAACAGAAATTTTAAATGTTCCATTTCCAGTTGCATCAACAAAATCACCATTTACTAAGTCAGGTAAAGAGTTTGCAAGACGAATATTGTTAGAATCAACACGACTTACATAATAGTTTTTACCATCGATTAGTTGACCTAGAAAACCACTGATTACATTATATGTGACAACCTCTCCAGAATAGAATCCATGATCCGCTGCACCTTCTGTGACCTGTATCAACTGTATGAGGTCTCCTCCAGTGGCACCAGTCCATGTTATAGAACGATCTGGTGCAGCTATTGGTTCGTTACCTAAACTTGGAAGAGAAGGTGAAGTAACGTACATATGAGGATGTGGTGGTAACGCTAATGCATTATCACTATCATGATCATACACGTTTTGAACATCAGTTGTGTATTTTGTAATATTATCATGAAGAGAACTATTACCTCTCTTTAATCTTCTACGAATAAATGCAAAATTGTTTATACCGACACCAGGCAAGTCACCTACTATGAATGTTGAACTACTGATAACACTTAAGACACGACCAACTGCAACTAAATTAGATGAACCATCTAAAACTTCGATAGCATCTTCCTCTAGTAATCCATGATCAGAAAGAGTTGTAATATTAAAACTACTACTTGATTGTCTAATAACAGTCTTTGGTGTGAATTTCACAGAGGTGTTGTAAACCCATGAACTAAAATTACCATCTTCAGAACTTTTATTAATACCAAATGACCCTACTCTAACTTTATCTCCTTTGTTAAAATAAAATGTTGAGTCAGGAATAGGAAAATCTTTTAATACACCTGTAATTAAAACTTCAATCTTCTGTGTGGTATTTGCAAAAGAGTATCCATAAGCAACATTATTATATCTTACATCATCTCCAATATTTAAAACATCAACAGCTGTTGGTAAACCCACAAATTGATTTGCAGTTTTACTTGTATAAGTCACTATTCCAGCACTAGTAGCTGTTGGTAATGATAGAGAACCACTTGTAGGAAATCCTACGGTTGTATCAACTGTAATTACAGTTCCACCGATTGACACAGGATCTGTAACACGAGTTCTGCCTGGAACTATGAAATTGCCATCGATTGAATCCTGAGATACACTAATCTGATAATAGTGTTCTCCATCATATAAAAAGTCTTTTACATCTGATATCGCACCAGAAGCACCTCTAATATTACTGTCATCTTCATCAGCGTCTTGAAAAAGTGTTGATCCTTTTAAATTACGAGGATCTCCAGTAATTGCCTTGACAACAAAATCTTGTGCAAAACCATAATCAGCATCAGATGGTTTAATTAAAAAGTCTGATGGTTTAATAATATTAACTTCTTGACCGTATAAGACTCTGAATAAAATACGATATGATTCTTCAGTTCCTTTTGTACGATAAAAATCCTTTACTTGACGAATAAATTTAACCTGATCTATATCACTACTTAATTTACGATTTTCAAAACCACTTGCAAAAGTTGTTTTTAATTTATTAAAGAACTCACGAATAAAAAGATTAGATAAATTATGAACTTTCGATCCGCCAGTATGAGATGCACCTACAGTTGTGTTAAATGATAACAAATCAGGCCGTGTCGGTTGATCCATATTATCAACACCACTAAATCCACGAACGCATCCAGTAAATGAAGTTGTGCCGATTCCAGTATATGTAATAATCTCATCATCAATTTTTAAAAGTCCATACTTACTCGGATATCCTTTTGTTGAATCTACAAAAATTGTAGAAGAATAAGATTCAGTATCTGTTGATAATCCAGTGTATTCTGTGAGTGCAGCACCAACATATGTTTGTAATTTAGTATATCTGTCAAGATTCTCTGCAATATTAACTGATCCACCTTGATATTCTTGGGAGATATAGTATTGTTTCATAAAATCCACAAAAAGTGGACTTTCAGATTGTACAAACTCAGGCAGCTGATTCTCAATTACCTGATTGATTTCGACTCTTTGTATTGATGTGTCTATCATTAATATCCGCCGCTATAGCTAGATCCACCACCTGATGAGGATGTGGAAGATGTATTAGTTGATGGAGTTGATGTAGTGGTTGCAGTTCCGTAAGTTCCACCAGTTGTGGTTCTAGTTGCAGTTGAAGAAGCTGTTGATGGAAGAATTGCAGCAGCTGTTGAAACTGGAGAATTTGATTTTCTCGTAAAAGTCGGAGTATAGTAACTGTGTGTATGAACAAATCTTGAACCAGATGTATTTTCACCTGATGCGATTAAATCTTGAACCATATTAATCGTTGTATTTGTCATATCAAATTTTACATATAAATCACGAAGACCTACAATATCATTTGAGTGTGGAATTGCTTGAATTTCAATTACACCATTTGCAACCACTGTTGAAAGTATATTTACAGTATCTATAAGAACTTCACCAGTCATATAATCAACGGTTCCAGCATTTTTCTTCACTATATTTGGAGTTCCACCCTCTGTGTATGTAAAAAAGAATATTCGACCCTTTTCACGATTAATTACTTCATCAGCAAGATAAACAGTTCCTGTCACACCCTCAATTGTAAATCCTGTTGATACCACATTGTAAGCACTCTCCTGAGTGTGGAACATGTTACCATAACAAACTTCATATTGAGCAAATTGACCTAAAACAGCTTTTAAATTACGTCTAATTGTCACAAGAGTAATATTTGAAGTAATTGATGAGTCAACACTATCAATTAGTGACACTGCTTTACTATATTTGAATCTACCACCAAATTTATTGACATCAATCGAACGTGAATACTGCGTAAGAGCATTTGAAATGCCAGTTTTAAGATTATCTGGATTATCATTTAAACTTGGATTATAATATGGTGTTGTATTCAATTCAACATACAAATATTTCAAATCAATGAACTCTGGCACAATTCCAGCAACTGCATAACTCTTTAATTTTTGTATTAACTCTCTTTTGGTTTCATCTGATAAAAAATCACCATTTCGAGGTTTAACTGAGATGAAAACTTTTCCAAAACGAGGTGGAGACATCTCTTCACCACCAAAAGCGGTTACAGATTCAACGTTTGGGTAAATATAACCCAAAACTGACTCATAATCGGATGATGTGACTGCACGATACTGAGAGGAGTAAATTCTTGGAGCAAAATACTTAATTGAAGAGATTGATTCGATGTTATCACCATCTCTTGATTTTTCATCAGTTGAAACAAGACCTATAAGACCAGAGTTTATCGCTCCACCATCTTGATTTGTAATATTTCCAACAAAACTAAATTCTGAAGCGCCATTTCCATCTTTACCATCAGTTACGATATAAGAAACTGTGATGACATTACTATTTGATAACTTTTTACCAATTACATTGTCCCCAAAGATTAATTCATATCTTTCATCTTCAATTTCTTGTAAAAGATAAGAAGAAGAGGTTGATGTGATACCAATAATGTTATCAATCTGACTATAAGTGACTGAGGAAGTTGATGATGATGATGGTTTAACTTTAACTTTGATTGTTGAGGTATCGATAAACGAATTATCAAGTATGTATCTTTGATTAAACAAAGAAGTGTCTACGGTAAAGTCTTGTGATATAAAATTACCTTCATAAATTTCAATATTATTAAATTGACCAACTCCATTGACCACAGGAACTGTAATATCCTCTGGAATGCAAAATATGTAGTTTGTGTTTGCTCCAGAACCATTACAAACAATACCAGAGTTCAATGTGAGTGTTGAAGTCTCAGTAAGACCACTTACAGTGAAAGAAATTCTTGCTCTTGATGATCTACGAGATCTTGGAACATATCCTATGTTTCTGGCAAGTGAAACAACATTTTCTCGAAGTGTAGCGGAATCAAGAAAACACTCATTCGCTGCCATATTGGTATTATATGCAGTTGTATATGTATTATATGCTAATGCGTCAATAATTATTGATAGGTTTGATCCTTCAAAATCATAATCAGTAAAATTAGTATTCGCCCTCAGATAATCTCTGATGGAAGTCTTAATTTGATCAAAATCTAAATTTGTGTACTGACCGAAAGCCATTATACTCTAGCTGGGAATAGGAGAACGTCTACTTCTTGTGTTGGAGCTGGAATTCCAATAATATCATATTGCACAGTGCAATTTAATTCGTTTGAATCGGGATAAATTGTTGTTGTTACTTCAACACTGTCAATTCTTGGTTCATAATTAAGCAAAGATTGTTTAATTTCATCCGAAACACGAACTTCATTTAATGAAGTGTTTAATTCAAACAAAGAATTGTTAATTACTGATCCAAAATTAGGTTGAAAAGGTTTTTCACCCAAAATTGTAAAAACTATGTTTTTAACAGACTTTTTAATTGCATCCTCATCGCTAATTGTAAGCACATCATTCGTCACAGGATGACGTTTGAAGGATAAATTGATATCTTTGAATGTCCTTGAAGCCACTATTTACACAAAAAGTTTCCTGTTTTTATTTATACCGCTTTTTCTATCTTTTTACGACTCTAATTCTGTATTTTTCTGATTCTAAAGCGTTAATAATGTATTTAGCACTAATTCTAGGGTCTTTTTCGCCGCAAGTGAAGAAATCTGCGTTCATTCGACCAAATTCAGGCCAAGTATGACAAGAAACA